CAAATATAAGACTATATTTTAATCAAACAAGTTGCACGCAAAAAAAAGCCACCTGTTAAAGTGGCTCTAATCCGTTTAAATATACCTCTCGGCTAACGTATCTATCTAACTTGTGAAGTGTTGATAAGGTGACGTCTTTGCCTTTCAGGAAGTTGTTTACTTGGAAGTGATGCATCTTGTATCCTAATAACTTAATGTCCTCTACGATTTGGTTTCGTGTTCGGGTAAGCAATAGATTGTGTATCTGCTTCCGTAGGTCTTCATCGTTGATATACATACTAAAAAGGTAGGTCATCGTCAATACTATCTCCAATTGGCGCACGTTCAACTGGTGCTACATATGGCTCACTAAATGCAGCCGAGAAGAAGCTTCCGTTTTTGCCTTGCTTTACCCATAGAGCTACTTCCATCTCTTTGCCGTTTACGTTTACCTTTCCTTTGTAGTCAGGTTGTTTGTCGCTCGTCTTTTTCGTGTTTTTAAAGATTGCTCCGGTGTTTGTTTTGTTTTCCATTATATACTAAAAATTAAATTGATTACTAAAATAATTGCTACTGCCGTTACAAGTAGCATTGTGCAGATTGCTGCGAGGTATTCATTTTCAGGACTCATAGGTTTAGGTTTTCATCGTTTATTAATTCGCAAAGCTTTTCCCTCCAATAGTCGGTTACTTCTATTTCTGCATCAGTTGCCTCTCGGTTTTTGATGTGTCCGTGTTTAACTACCGAGCGCATTTCTTGGTCAATATTCCATACAACGTTTGCCCATTTCCATCCATCAAGCGCACTTTGCAGCTCTTCGCTTTCATCGTGGTCAAAATGTAGTGTTGCTTTCATTGTTATGTTGTTTATAAATTATATACTTTCTCAATTACAAAATCACCAGTTAATTGATTTAAATAATCTATTGCTAATTCTTCCGAAAGAAAGTCTTTGCTTTTATTGGCTTCATCCCAATCTCCATTCATTGACCAATATTTGTTATTGGCTATGTTTTTAATTACAAAATAAATATCCATTTTATTGTTGTTTAAATGTTTTTACTTCTTGCTTCAGCTTCTCAATGTAGAGAGTGGCATCCATCAGCTCTTCCTGTAAGTGATTCAACCAATCGATGAGGTTTAAATCAGTTCGTGTTAGCATAGTGCCGTACTTCTCTATCCCTCGTTGTGAACGTTCTGCGTACTTTGCCAAAACTGACATTACAATCGGGTCTTCTACTTGTTGATTCATAGGAATTTCATTAAGGTGTCGTAATACAATCTGCAATCTTCTATACGGTCTTTGATTTGTTGGATAACTGCTTCGTCTTTTTGTACATAGAATACCTTAACTCTGCGGTTCTTTGGGATTTGGCTAAATTCGTGTTTGCGTAGAATCTCCTCTCTCAAGTCGTAGTCCTCTTCAATCTTGTGCAGTTTCCAATGCGCTCTCCTGATTTCGTCCTCTACCATATCAATCGGAGTATCAACAAGGCAGTAACAAAGCATTGATTCTTGCTTACCAGTCAACCACATATAACCTTGTAACTGATAGAAGTAGTCTTTGTTAGGGATTTCGGTATCAAAAAACGGAAAGGTAGTAGCATCCCAAGAGCTTTTAACGTCAAGCAAGACATCCTCCGTGTTTACGTCAGGTGTTCCCTTTATCCAATCGTTCTCGAAGTAGTCTTCGTTCTTGTATATAAATTTTACGTCTAACACATCATTGACAAGCGAGATAGATAAATCCTCAACTGCGTTGCCTTTGTCCGTGTAACGGCTTGAAAACTCCTTCCTGATGCCGTATTTCTCTTGTAGTACGAGTTCGTGGATGTAAGTTTTTGCCGTTTGTGATAGTAGTTCGCTTTTAGAGCGTGGTGTTGCCATAATCTTTCCTATGGCAGAACATCGAATCTTGAGAGCTTTCATAGTGCGTTAAGAATATCGATTTGACCTTCCGTTAATTCGAATGATACTTCAAGTTGCTCTCGTGTAAATTGACCTTTGGAAATAGCTTTTACTGCTTCTTCAAATCTTTTAGCATCTAAAGTTCGTTTCTTATCCGTCTTTGAGTCGTCTTTCTTTACTTGCTCACCTGATGCATCCGTGTCTTTGTCCGTTACTAAACCAAGTGCTGCGCTCAAAGCATATCTGCGGTAGTACGTTACACCTGAACCAAAGCCTTGATAGTCATTCATACCCTTGAGTTGAACGTAAGGAATCATACAAACTGACTCCATAAACTCACCGCTCTCGTGGAAGATAACCGTCTTGAGGCAGTTTTGCCCTTCTTGGTTTGTAAGTTGTTGGGTAAATCCGAGTCCGTGTTTTTTTAGGATAGGATTGATTACCTCAAAAATCTTGGGTAAATCTGCGTAAGAATACCCGTAGCCTTGTGTGGCTTTGTGAATTACTGGCACTTCCTGCTGAAATGCTGCCAAACTTTTAAATAAATTTTTCATAGCGTTTATTATTTTGTGCGTTACGGATGCGCACCCCCCTGTTTAATTAATTTACAAAATATATGTGGTCACAATCTCCTTCACCACAGTTCATCCACAACTCTTTACCTAATTCAGCTGCTTCCTCATCGTTTTGGCATTCGTATGCGTTCATCCATAACTCGTTGCCTTGTTCGTCTGCGTAAATAAAAAAGTAAGTTTTCATAGCGTTTTATTTAAATGTTATATGCAAATATAATACTTATTTTAATTCTGCAAACTTTTTTTTATATTTTTTTATCAATTCTTTTAGTTCGTCTTTGGTAAACTTCCGTGTTATCCTTGCTCTTGCCTCAAGTTGATTAAATCTTTCAGCTCCGATTTTAGTTAGTAGGTTAGCTCTATACTCAATTAGGTTACCTGATAAGAAACTATTGCACCTCTCGCATTGCAAGTGAACATTATCCTCATCAAATCTTACGTTCCAATGATTGTTAGCGTTGTAAAAATGCCCTGCGTTTACCTTTTTAGGTACTTGCTTACAGGAGATGCATAGTTCGTCTTTGTCTCGCTCCCTGATGTATTTGTTGAATACCATTTGAGCAGCCTTGACAATGTCTTGAACGGTCTCTAAATCGGCTTTCATTTGCTTTTTCTTCTTCTGCCAGCTCTTTACTTTCGCTTCTTGAACCCAAGCATCAACGCACATCTTATTCAAGCAGTATTTTTGATTAAAGCGTACAGGCTCAAACTTCTCCTTGCAGTTCTTGCATCTCATAAAGGCAGTTGTTTTAATATTTTGTAAAGCACATTAACTACGATTGAATTGCCTGCTTGCTTATATGCTTGTGAGTCGCTTACCTTCCAGGTAAATGTATCAGGGAAATCCATCAATCTAAAGCATTCTCGTGGAGTGAGCTTTCTAATTGTATTTGATTTAATTTTAAGTCCTTCACCGTGTCCCGACCATAATGTTGGAGCAATTCCTTCTTCGTCATAAATACACCCATTCATTCCTATTCCTGATGGATTTGTATTCCCTATTATTATTGTATTATCGGTAGCACATAAAGCTGCATTTGCTCTTAAACAATTTGCCACATCATCTAAAGATTTTGGTTGAAATATAAATCCTGTTCCTTTTTGATTATGATTGATATTATGTTGAATAAAACCATTTATCATTTTCTTACTTAAAAAATACTTATTATTCACATCATCATCCAACACATCTTTCAATCTTTTACTCAAATGCTCTTCTCGTGGGAATTGAAATCGATTGTCAGCATCGTCACGGATACCAATCAAGAATACTCGCTCACGATTCTGCGGAACACCGTGATTCTTTGCATTAAGAACTTGCCAATACAAATGGTAAGGAACTGAATTATCGTATGGGAATATCACCGGTATTCCGTTGACTGATTTTCCACCAAGCATATTAATCCATTCCTGAAATGTTGTTCCATTATCATTTGAAATCAATCCCCTTACATTTTCAAATATGAAAAATCTTGGTTTGTTTACCTGGATAAATTCGTGTGAGTTAAAGAACAAGATGCCTCGCTTATCCTCTTTGCCTAATTTTCTACCCGCTTTTGAAAATGCCTGACAAGGCGGTGAACTTACATAGATGTCAAGTGACTCGGTCGGAATCTCTCGCTCATATACATTTGTTGGGTAGTATTTAGGCTCACCGTAGTTATGGATAAATGTATCTCGTGCATACTTATCCATATCACAGGCAAACTCCTCTTCGTAATTTACTCCTAAACGCATTAGAGCTTGATTAAATGCTCCTACACCTGAAAAGTCCGAACCTACTTTTAATTTTTTCATAGCGTGTTTTTTTAGTCTATTTCAATTACTTTCTCAATCCATTGGCGAAACAATATCTGCAACTGAATCTGCTCGTCAAATATCTTACCTGCGTTCTCTCCGTCTATTCGTAGGATGTCTCGGTCTACTCGTTGGATTTCTTCTGCAAGCATATTTGCTTTGCGTTTGATTGATT